GGCTGGAAGCAATCACCGATTTCGCTTATAACGAAGGCGTCGGAAGATATCAGTCATCTTCTCTCCGAAGCTACGTGAATCGACAAGCCTGGACTCAAGCTCTCGCGGAGTTCCCGAAATGGAACCTCGCCGGTGGAAAAATTCAACAGGGGCTGGTAACGCGACGTGCCCGAGAGAAATCGTTGGCTTCGTCTTCGGTTGCTTTCGTTGCTCAAGTTCCTTATCAATCGCCAGATCCAACGTTGCAAGAAAGTGCTGCACCAGATAGTTCCAATGCAACTTCTTTCCCAAATCTTCTACCGCTGCTGAAGGCGTTTTTCCGTAGCCTGTTTTCCCGCTAACCCACGGTTCATCCTTAAACCGTGCAGACCAGAAGGCACCATCGCGACAATATCTGATATGTGGCTTATCCATAGACAGCCTCTGTCTCACGTTGAGGAACAACACGCCAGTAACGCCCTTCCTGTGTATATCCAGCCTGTCTGAGAGCGCGTAGAGCATCACGGCGGCGCGTATAATGGGCAATCAGATGTACCTCTCCGGCCCTGTACAGATACACACCAGCAGGCCCAGCAAAACATGATGCATGGTCACATTCGATCCATACATTTGCAAAAGACTTCAGTCTCGAGAGTTCACTCGCCATCAGATAATCTCCACAAGCCCACAGACAAAAGCGGTCACTCCGCCGATCATGAGAAAAACGCCGAGGACTTCATTAGCATTAACGAAGCCAAGGGCAGGAATATAGGCATGATTGCGTACCGAAAAAACGGTCAAACAAGCCCCTGCGGCAATTGCAACCGCACCCAGAATGACAAGAAACACGATTAACTCCTACAGATAGCGCCCTTCGGGCAAATCATCGAGGCATGCATCGCATACATCCTTGTAATCCACCGTCCGCGAATAACGGGACGGATGGATCATGCAACCAGCCTCACGACTGTAGACAGGGGATGTCTCGATATATTCCATATAACCATGTGACAGACAGACAATCACATGATGGACGCGAATATCATTGCTCATGATGTTCTCCCGGTTCAAATGTGAACTGCATATAAACAGTATAGTTCACATGCGCGCAATTGCGCATCAACGTTACAAATAAATCATTTATTGATACTGTTAATACGCACCGAGATATATGCGATGATAGCGAATATACCCGCAGTCAGGATAATCCAGTTGATAGCGGTCATGGTAAAATGCTCCTAAATTGGGTCGGAGTAATCAAGATAACCCTTCGTTACTGCTCGCAATCCGCAATGAATGCATTCACTTAATTCATTGACTCCACCGCGATAATTAAATAGTCCGAAACGGGCTTCCTGTAAAGGAGAAACCACGCGCCATTCATGACGATGAAAGCCCTTGTTATGAGGTGCTTCATGAGAACAGTTTTTGCTACACGTCTCAATTGATGTTCGTTCTCCAGTCTGCTTATTAAACTGAAACAAAGAAGGACGTGAAATACACGGAGATCCGCAGATCGAGCAAAATGACATGATATAATACCCTTAATCGTAATATTGCATGTTAACGCCAACTTCGGCGGCTGCTTCTGACATTGACTCATGAGCTGTATAGCCGTGACAGAAGGCCCGCGGATCTGTGTGGCGGTGGGTGGACATATAGTAGGCGAATGCCGCGTCATAGGAGAGCGATTCGCGGTGGGATGTCCAGCCGGCATCAAAGGCTAATTGCCGCGTGCGATCTGGGCTCATCACCAGTTCTCCAGCATGTACTGGATCCAGTTCAGACGGTCCTGCTTCAGTTGCTCAAAGGAGCGGTGAATTCCGTGATGGTGTTGCCATCCTCCAAGAGAGTCGTACGGAGAGATTGCAGATTGGACGGATTTTTTCAAGGAAAGACACACCCCTTCTAAAGAAGGGCAATCAGAGCCAACGTAAGAGAGAGCGATACATATGTAGTTGGTGTTTTCTCCCTTAATAATTGTGAATGCTCGCGCCAGAGCCACACGCTCGTCAGAAGTAAGCCGTGAAGTAGCCTCAGGTGCCGCGATTGTGGTAGTCATGAGATAGCCCCCAGTTAAATAACGCGGTAACCGCCCGATTGCCGCGTGTTGTGTATGTCCCATCCTATACAACAGTACAAAGACTCAGCAAGTACTGTTACAAATTACTCACTCTTACATCACTCAACAGCACGCCACACAAGGCGTGCGTGTTCATTGCCATACCTGATGGACACAAAAGCGTACGTGTTGGGGATGTGGTGGAAGCGCTTCCACTTCACCTCTCGCGTTGCGCTAAAACAACACATTCGCCACAAAAACACACCAGACTATCCATTTATTGCGTGCTTTCTCGATATCACGCAACTTAATGAAGACATGCACCGAGTGAGTATGGTGGATTATTGTGTGAGATCGGGGGTGCGCTAGCATATTCCACCACTATGTATTGGTGCGAACACACGTACCAATATCCACACAGGGGACAGTTGATAATATCCATTATGTCAAATCGCATGGCATTGTTCGTGCTGCGTGATCTAATCGTGGCGCATTGGATCGCTTTGGATCTCCTGAGAGCCCAGCTGAAAGAGGACCCAGAACCGCGCGGGTACCCTCCCGTCCGTGTCAGCAATAGATCACCCCATCCAGATTTTTGTTTTTGGCGTACAATCGAAAACATGTAAAAAATGCATGTTTCTATGGTGTATGGCTACGATGAAGCTTGACGTGCTTTTAGAGCAGTTAGGATGGTCGAAAGTAAAACTGGGCCAGATGATTAAGGTTCAGGCGGGGACGATTTACCGGTGGAAATGTGATTCGGATGTACCTGCTGTGGTTATAAAGTTTCTGGAGCAGCAGATAAGGCTGGAGATAAACAGATGACGTTTATTTTAGTTTTTGCCATTTTATATATTATTGATATGGTGATATAAATGGATCCGGACGATATTATTTTCTGGATTATTCTGGCTGCGATAGTATTTGTTATCTGCAAGGGCTGGTGATGAAATGGTTGAGTCTGCTTATGATCCTGATACCGGTTTTACTCGCGATGCGGGAATCGTATTCTGGAGATTTACCGGAGGACACATACCGCAGTACAGGCCGGATGCGTGGGAAGCGCTGATGGAAGCTCCGGAAGATGCGGCATTGCTGGGGTGGAAAAGCGACGATGGGGAAGGAGTGGTGCCGTGTGATCCGATGCTGAAGCATTTTGCGGAAATCATGGCGGCGCAGGCGCATGGGACGAATAATCTGATTCACGCGGAATGGGCGACGCACTGGGCGGTAAATGCGTGGAATTCGCCTGTACGGGCGGCGCGAGGTGCTGCAAGGCATAATCTGCTGGCGCACCACTCGGGCGATGGAACGAAGGCGCGCATCTGTATGGAATTCGAGTCCCTCTGTCTGAAGGAAAAAGGAATTTTATGAGTCTGATGCTCGGTCATGGAACGGCTGGAGCGATTGTCTCGCCTTCCCTGAGCCTGTCTGCGAATACATCTGCCAGCCCGTTGACGCCTGCTTTCAGCAACGGCATTCCTGCTGGCAATACGGAAGTGTCGAAAGTCAACCTGCATACCCTCCTGTATGCAGGTCATACGACACAGGTGCTGATGCACTACATTCCGTGGTTCACGGGGGGGAATGATTCAGGAATTGATGTCAATTACGCCAGCAGCGATCCGACCTATTTTGGCAACTTCATGACGGATGCGGTCAGTCGTGGGTTCGACGGGATCATGGTGGACTGGCAGGGCAATGAATCGGGTATCAAGGCGAACTGGAGCGCAACCTATGCGCTCGTCAAGAATTACAGGAACATCAACAACAGCGCCACCATGACGTTTGCAGTCATGATTGACGAAAACATGTTCAATGACAGCAGTCTTTCCAGCTCGGGAAATACTGGTGTTGTGCTTAATGCGATGTCATATCTGGCAGCAACATGTCTGCTGGATTCCGCCTATCTGACGAGCGGTGGGAAACAGGTTGTTGCGGACTTTGGTTGCACCGATCCGGGATTGTCGGGTTCAGCGGTGAACTGGGCGACCGTACAGGCAGCCTATCCGAATGTGAAGTTCGTGCATCTGGACAATGCTGCCGGCAGCAGCGGTTTCCAGATCAGCAATTCCGGTGGTTCTTTCGTCTGGGTGCAGGCGAGCAGTGCGACAGCCAATACGAGCATTGCCAATCTGGATGATTTCTACCCGCGCGCGGTGAGCAATTCCAGCCTGATTGCGATGGGTGGTGTGTGGTGGCAGTTCAATTCCGTGCCTTATGCGTCTTTTGACGGGAATATCTACCTGCAACCCCAGAATGCGGAAACATGGCTTTCCACATGGGCGAAGATCAATACCTATTTCAACAGCACAAAACAGCTTCCGTTCGTGCAGGTTGTGACGTGGAGCGATTATTACGAAGGAACTGCCATGGAAACGGGCATTCCTAACAATCTGTCCATGACGGCTTCCTGTACTTCCCGGGTAATTACCCTCACAAAGCAGGGTGCAGGTTCAATCGACACGCTTGACCATCTGGAACTATGGGCATGGAATGGTTCCTCGTGGGGCCAGACGACCTATTCCGCTGGCACTACAAGCATTACCGTTTCGAAAGCAGGAACTTACTACATCAAGCAGATTGGCAAGCCCTGCATCACCAATAATCTGACGGGTCCTATCACCGCGACATGAACATAAAGGCCGTCAAGAAGCACATTCTGGAGGAACTGGCTCATGGGAAGCCAGTTCAGATGATCCTGAATCCGAAACCGCCTCAGGTGAAGGTGGTGGACGGGGAAGGACTCATTACGCTGTCTGATGATCCGGACTGGCTGAGGCCTGAACTGCCGGACTGGAATCTGGTTGTGCAATGGCTTGGCGATGACGAGGTTTTCCGCAGGGAATACGAGCATGCGATGAAGTACGGCGCGGCTTATCTGGCGGACGAAATGCTGGTGCTTAAGGATAAACTGCTGGACGACCCTAAATCGGCTCCTGCCTACAAGGCAGCGATGGACATGATCAAGTGGGCGACCATGATCCGCGACCCTAAATATTCTGAAAGAACCATTCAGGAAATCAAGAATACCGCTCCACAGGACGCAGATACGGTTAAAAGCCGGATTGCCCAGCTTGAGGCTGAACTGGGCCTGAATACGGTGAATGTGGAGGCTGTGGAAGTGGTGGAACCCGGCAAAAAACAGATTTCGGAACGGATGCGGCTGCATCTGGAAAAGGCGCGTGCCACGCGTCAGGCAAATATCGAACGCAGGAAGCAGGAGAAAGACGATGGCGGGAATCAATCCTAAGGGTGTTCAACCCACACCGGGCGGTCCTCTGGATCCGTCCGTATGGCATTTTCCGAAAGCTGGAGATTATATCGAACATGGGGAGAAACAACGCGTAGGGCGCGCGTTCACTACGGTGAATGCGGATGACTTCGCAATTAAGCCCACAGCAAAGACTCCTGAAGCTGATTGAGCTTAAACGGCTCAAACAGGATTACTCCCTGTTCGGATACAAACCGTATCCGAAACAGATTGAATTTCATAATCTCGGTGCCACTACGCGGCAACGCTGCCTGATGGCAGGCAACCAGTTGGGTAAAACGTACGCCGCTGGCTGCGAAACTGCCATGCACCTTACCGGCTTGTATCCTGATTGGTGGCAAGGCAAGCGATTTAACCGTGGAACCCGTGGTTGGGCAGGATCCAAAAACGCGGAAGTGGCGCGCGATGGTGCGCAACGGATTCTGCTCGGTCCTACGAATGCCTTGGGGACGGGGACCATCCCTGCGGACCGGATTGTGAGCAAGAAGGCCGCTCGAGGTGTTCCAGATGCCATCGAAAGCGTGGTTATAAAGCACACAAGCGGCGAAAATTCGCTTCTTGTATTCAAAGGTTATCAGGATGGGCGCGAGGCATGGCAGGCAGAAACACTGGATTTCGTCTGGTTTGACGAAGAACCGCCAGAAGATATCTATTCGGAAGGTCTAACCCGTACCAATAACACTCGGGGCGTTGTATATCTAACGTTTACACCACTTCTGGGGATGACATTCGTCGTTTTGCGTTTCTGGAATCGTGAGTCGGGAACGGAACTCACGATGATGACGATTGATGATGCACTCCACTATACGAAGGAAGAACGTGATGCAATCGTCTCAGCTTACCTACCTCACGAACGCGAGGCTCGGGCCAACGGTGTTCCAATGCTTGGCTCTGGACCTATCTTTACCACTCCCGTTAGCGAACTTCTGGAACCACCACTGGCTGATATCCCCGATAGCTGGAAACAGATCATTGGTCTGGATTTCGGTTGGGATCACCCTACGGCTGCGACCCGTCTCGCTTATGATCCTGAAAACGACGTTATTCATGTGGTCTCAGAATATCGTCAGGCGAAACAGACTCCTGTTATTCACGCGTCGGCTATAAAGAAATGGGGCGACTGGATTCCCGTGGCATGGCCGAGGGATGGTCTGCAAACGGATAAGGGATCCGGTTTGCAGGTGGCAAAGATTTACAAGGATGAAGGCTTGCGGATGCTTGGCGATCATGCCCAGTTTGCCGATAAACGCGGGATTGGCGTGGAAGCTGGCTTGCTCGAGATGGAGCAGCGCATGCAATCCCAGCGCTGGAAGGTGGACCGCAACTGCCGTTTGTGGATCGAGGAATACCAGATGTACCACCGTGTAGATGGTCAGATCGTGACGCTGCGTGAAGACCTGATCTGCTCGAGCCGATATGCAACAATGATGCTTCGCTACGCGCTCACAGGCCAGCAAGCGGCGCGTCCTGACCGCTGGCGCACGGGGCGCGGCGGTAACCCAAAAACTTCGTGGATGGCGTCATGAAACTTTCCGATCTGCCAACCGTTAATGGCCTGGCACAGCAGCTCCAGTCGATAAAGGACAAGTTAAGTTCCGTGGCGACTGTCCAGATTCTCGTCAAGGGCGTTCCGATTGAGCCGGCGCTACTGGCGCAACTGCATGCCGTGGGCGATCCGGTTGTCCTCGCCTACTTCCAGTCGGCGCAAGCCGCAATCGTGGCGAGTCTCGCCACCTACAGTGTGAGTGCAACGTGAATCTAGACGAATACCAGAAAATCCAGCCCTATGCAGACGTAGATGGAACGCGTTATTTCCTCCCTAACAAGCATTGCGAATGGCGTGTGCAAACGATGTACACGAAAGAACCGGATACAGTCGCATGGATCCGTTCCATGAAGGCTGGAGACGTGTTTTACGACGTTGGTGCCAATATTGGCCTCTATTCCCTGATGGCGATCAAACAGGGGCTCCAGACGTTCGCATTCGAGCCGGAAAGCCAGAATTTCGCGGTATTGATCCGCAATATGGCGATGAATAATCTGACGCGCCAGCAGATGGTGGCGTTTCCGTTCTGTATTTCTAACTCAGAACGGGTGGATACGCTGCGCCTTTCAAGCCTTATCGCGGGTGGTTCCTGCCATTCCTTTGCAAGCGACCTGAATTACAAGCGCGAAGTAAAAGAATGGGCGATGGATCAGGGAACGGTAGGTTTTTCGCTCGATACGCTGGTTTATGAGCTTGGATTGCCGTGTCCCACGCACATCAAGATCGACGTTGACGGGTTTGAAGACAAGGTACTGGAGGGCGCTGACCGTGTTCTCGATCATACGCAATCAGTCCTTGTTGAAATGGATTCTGCTAACAGCAGTCATATGGAGTGGAAGGAAATTCTTGAGAACCGTGGATTCCTCACCGATCCTGCTGAATACGAACAGGCTCGACGGGCGGAGGGTCCATTTTCGGGAATCGGCAATATCATCTTCCGCAGGCCGCAAGAGGAATCGAGAAATGATATCGCGCAGATCGGCGCTCCAGATGAAGTGCGAACACGACTGGACGAAGTGGAAAGCACATCAGGTAAATGACAGGCATGGGAGCAAAGCGCGCGTTTTTGTGCGCTTTTGCAAACATTGCGCTCTCATGGAAAAACTTGATGTACCGGACAGAACAAAGGCTTAAGCATGGATCCTGTAGAACACGCAATTTACAAAATCCTTAATGCACAAACCATGTGGTATCCCTACCCGCATGTTTTTGTGGATGAGGTGTTCCCATGGGATTTTTACAATTATCTTGTGGCAAGCCTTCCGGGCGATGAGGCTTATGAAAGCCTGAAAGGCGGCTACAAAAGCCGTACCGGGCTTTCTGATCCGGATTCAGAGCCAATGAAACTGGTTTCTGACATGCTCAGCAAGAAATTTGCGTCCGCAGTGGTTTCCAAGTTCCAGAAACCCTATTACGAACGTTTCCCGAGCGGAACGCCTAATCTGAAGGCAGAAGTACGGTTCATCCGGGACTCTGAAGGCTACTCAATCGGTCCGCATACAGATGCGCCGTTCAAGGTTTTGAGCATGCTTTTCTATCTTCCACCAGAATTTCCAGATTTTACGCAGTATGGAACTGGTATTTACATAAAAGATGACGGCGGAACGTGTCCAGGGG